CTGAACTCCTTAGAAACTGGAAGAAAGAATAGTTATGGCAATAAAAATATGGGACATACTGTATGGCCCTGTATCTAGGGAAGACAGTGAGGATGCTGAAGACTATCCTGATGAGTGTGATCACATGTTAGTGTGTAAGGTAGAGATTGATGGTGAGATGGTAGTTGCTGACTATTGGTTTGAAAACTTTGAAGATGCTAACGAGTGGGTCAAACACTTTAGTAAAAGCATTGAACCGCTTGAAATAAATTATGGGGGTGAGTATGATACATAGCTTGACTTCTGTAATTTGTTTGGTATAACTAGGGGTTTCCGAAGATGGAATATGAAGTTATATTAAATGTAAAAGTAGATCCAACCTGCAACTACTTAGAGGTTGATGACAATGAAAGCTCTAGGGTAGTCTTAGAGTTGATACAAGATATGCTATATGAAATAGATGATCTTAGTATAGATAAAATAGAAGTCACAAGACTTGAATGAGGTAGCATATGATAACTAAAGAAGACATGAAAGCCTTTCAAGACTACAGCGACTGGGTAGAAGATAAGATTGTGACCAACCCTAAAGATAGGCTCATGGAGAATGCTCTAGGTCTTATGGGTGAAGCTGGCGAAGTTGCTGAGAAGATTAAAAAACGTATTCGTGATGACACTAAGGTAGAGCCTGAAGAAATTGTCAAGGAACTAGGTGATGTTATCTTCTATGCTACCGCCTTGTCAAACTTCTATGGTGCAAGCCTTGGTGTTACCATTGCTGAGAACATGATGAAGCTTGATGGACGTCAGGCTAGAGGTACAATTAAAGGTAGTGGAGATGAAAGATAAAGACGTAAGTAAACGTGCTGCTGAGTTCATGAGACCCCTTGAGAAGCAGATATTAATGTGCGATGACAGAGAAGAAATTTTGTTGTTTGCTTGCGCCATGCTTGAGAGAGCCAAGACTATTATTGAGTCTCATCTTGGCGAGAAGGGACGTATGAAACTATTTGTAATGGGAAACGAGCTATGAAAAATAACTATCTACCAACAGACTATCAGACCTTTATTGCAACCAGCCGCTACGCACGGTGGTTAGAAGATGAAGGACGCCGAGAGACGTGGGGGGAGACAGTAGAAAGGTACATACAGAATATTGTTGGTGATCTACTACCAAACAATACTACCAATGAGGTGCGTGATTTTATTCTTAGCTTGCAGGTTATGCCTAGCATGAGGTCACTTATGACAGCAGGTAAAGCTGCAGACAGGGACAACACCTGTATGTACAACTGTAGCTACCTACCCGTAGATGATCCTAAGTCTTTCGATGAGGCTATGTTCATCTTGCTTTGCGGTACGGGGGTTGGTTTCAGTGTTGAGCGTCAGTTCATCACTAAACTCCCTGATGTTCCTACTCTTTTCCAAAGTGAAACGACTGTTGTCATCAAGGATAGCAAGGAAGGATGGGCTAAAGGTCTCAGGCAAGTGTTGGCACTCCTATGGGCTGGTGAAATCCCTAAGTGGGACGTGTCTAAGGTCCGACCTGCAGGTGCTAGACTAAAGACGTTTGGTGGGAGAGCATCTGGTCCTGCCCCGTTGATTGACTTGTTTAACTTTGCTGTTACTACCTTTCGACAAGCACAAGGACGTAAGTTGTCTAGTATAGAGTGCCATGACCTGATGTGCAAGATAGGTGAGGTAGTTGTAGTAGGTGGTGTACGCCGTAGTGCTATGATTTCATTGAGTAATTTATCTGATGATCGTATGCGTCATGCCAAGTCAGGCAACTGGTGGGAGACAGCAGGTCATAGAGCCTTGGCTAATAACTCCGTGGCTTACACAGAAAAACCTGATAGCATGTCATTCATGCGTGAGTGGACAGCCCTTATGGAGAGTGGGAGTGGTGAACGTGGAGTCTTCAACAGAGAAGCATCAATTAAACAAGCTGCAAAGAACGGCCGTAGAGAGTCTTGCTATGAGTTCGGAACAAACCCCTGTTCGGAAATCATTCTTAGGCCGAATCAATTCTGCAATCTCACAGAGGTTGTTGTCCGTGCTAACGACAGTATGGAAGACCTTGCAAGAAAAGTCGGCATTGCAACTGTACTTGGAACAATACAATCCACGTACACCCATTTTCCATATCTGCGTAAAGTGTGGAACACGAATACAGCGGCAGAAAGATTGCTCGGTGTGTCACTCACGGGGATAATGGATAACCCATTGCTGACCCTATCTAATGAGGGCTTGGCTAGGACATTGGAGTACCTTAAAAATGTGGCTGTTTCTACTAACGCTGAGTGGGCTGACCGTCTTGGTATCCCTCATAGCACTGCTATTACTTGCGTCAAGCCCAGTGGAACAGTTTCCCAACTGGTTGATTCGGCTTCTGGAATACATGCTCGTCATAGTCCCTATTATATCCGTACTGTGCGTGGAGATAATAAAGACCCACTAACACAGTTCATGGTTAGTCAAGGCATCCCTAATGAGCCTGACGTTATGAAGCCTGATGCTACTACAGTGTTTAGTTTTCCTATGCAGTCACCACTAGGTGCAATACATACGGCTGACATGACAGCACTAGAGCAGCTAGAGATGTGGCTGATGTATCAACGTCATTGGTGTGAGCATAAGCCTAGTGTTACAATCAATGTCAAGGCTGATGAATGGTTTGAGGTAGGTGCCTTTGTGTACAAACACTTTGATGAGATGTCAGGTGTATCATTTCTACCTTTCAATGAACACACGTATCAACAAGCACCGTACCAAGAGTGTACCAAGGAGGACTTTTACAATATGATAGATGCTTCCCCGTTAAAGATTGAGTGGGATAAGCTTGCCGAGTATGAGCAAGAAGATAATACTTCAGGTATGCAGACTATGGCATGTACGGGGGATGTTTGTGAAATGGTAGACATCACCTGAAGTATGCACCTTAGCATGTGGGTAAACTGCTATACAAAAGGAGAAATATTATGGTATGGATATACGTAGTAATACTAAGCCTTATTACAGAAGACGAACAAAGGTTTCATGTTAAGACACTTAACCTTGTTTTTAAAACAGAAAGCTCTTGCCAAGCATGGCGAGAACATGATATGCTACGGCTATACGAAACAAGACCTGATGAAAACTCTAGGGCAGTCAGTCAATGTGTGGCTATGCCTTTTAAACTGCAAGGAACTAGATCTTAATGGCTGTAAGAAAACCTTTTAACAAAGCTTTGTATGAAGCATACGATGCTGCTGCAAAAGATAAACTTGTAACCCTTCTTGAAAGTAATGGACATACTATTGTAAATACAGAAGAAAATTATTATGTAGACGTAGTGTCACAGAAAGAAGATTACACGTACTTCAATGAGGCAGAGGTAAAGGTAGCATGGGATGGTGACTGGCCTTCACACTGGGCAGAGATTAGAATTCCAGAACGAAAGCAAAGGTTGCTTGATAAGTATGAGGGTGTCAACGGCGTGTTAAACTTTTATATTTTTCGTAAAGACATGAAGCAATGTTGGCGCATTAAGGATACTTGTTTGACTAAAGAAAGTCTTAAAGAAGCTAAGGGTAGGTACATTCAGAAAGGTGAGCAGTTCTTTCATATACCTTACACTGATGCAGAATTGATTACCTTGCAAGGAGATGTCTAATGGTTAAGTGGAAAGAAACCGAAATGGCTAAGTGGAAAGAAACCGATGTGAATATGGTGGATCATCCACCCCACTACAACGCAGCAGGTATTGAATGTATTGATGCTATGCGAGCTATGGCTGAGGATGCACCTGTCAGTGCGCATGAAGCATACTGTTGGCAAAACTCTTTCAAGTATCTCTGGCGCTGGCCTTACAAGAATGGTCTGGAAGACTTAAAGAAAGCACGTTGGTATTTAGATCGACTAATCAGTGAGGTAGAAAAAGGATGAAGCCATACGATCAGGGCAAAGAAGCTTTCATTAGAGGCAAGATAGTCAACCCATATAAGATTGACACACGTCCTAGCAAAGATTGGGAGTTCGGTTTCAACACTGAGTATTTCAAGAACTTAGAAAAAGTGAAACAGTATGAGCAACTTAGAGCAAGAAGCTAAGAAGTACACACGCAAGAAGCGTAACCCAGACATGATAAAACCCCTCACTGCCCGAAGGTATCTAGCAGGACAAGCTCTTGCTGGAATACTTTCGAATAGTAGAGGGGCTTTAAATATGTCTGAGGTAAAGCGTTCATCATACGAGTGGGCAGACTATATGCTTGAGGAAGACTAAGGTGTAATATCAGTCGTGAGAGCTTTACCTGTGACAGATTCTTCACGTATTGCTAAATCACCTTCTATAACAGACGTCTCTCCCGACCGTTCTTTTACTATAGACATGAGTCGAATTTGCCGATTGGCAACCTCAGTAGGGCTTTCTGCATCAGCTAAGTATGCACCACTTGTTTCATAATTACCTTCCACCATATTTTTAGCAGCTTCATTATAAACACTTTCACCTTCTTTACTAAGGTCAATAAGATACTCATTCTTAATATAATTTATTTTGTGTTTAGGCTGCAAATTAACAAACAACATATCCCAGAAATTAACTTGATGACTAACTCTTTTTTTAACAAACTCATCAAGCATTACTCTTTGTTGTGCATAAGCTTTGTCTATAGGATATTCTTCTGGGTTCTCCTCAGCCCTCTCTAATATTTGATCGTAAGTAAGACCAAGAAATTCTCTTGGTGCATTTGGGTGAGGTACACTTTTTTTCCACTGTAGAAAGAATGAATTTAATGTTCCTGAAAGACTTTCAGTAACCTTCCTGTGCACTACGGCGTTCTCTATACTTCCACTAGACACATATTTATACTCTTCAAGTTTAAACTTGTTAAACTCTCTTTGTATTTCAGTCATAGTAGGCTCTGCAGCAACACCAGTTAGCTGTCTTTTTAGTGGGTTGATCTTACCTATTGGCATAGGGTTTAATATACTATAAATTTTTATATCTGTCTCGCCATTAATAGACTGCAACCTTTGTGTAGATTTTAAATCAGGCATAGCTTTCATAGCTTCTGTCATAAAGATATTGTTAGCAGATTCAGATGCATCTATCTCATTTACCCCTAAAGGAGTAAGACCTAAATCTCTGTTATATGTACTACCTGCTGCATCGTAGTTAAATTGACCTACTGTATCTCTAATAATACTAATAGGATAGCCTAAAACAGAAACAGTTCTACCTAACCCTTTATCAAAATCTTCTTGTAATTTAGGTGTGTTACCTTCACCACTAATAGCATTAGATATTTTAGAAAGACCATCTAGTAGAAGAGAAGGGTCAAAGCCCATGTCGTTAAGGCCACCCATAACACTGCCTACATCTGACAAGATATCCCCCATAGGTAATCCCTCTTGTTGACGATAAATAAGATCACCTATATACATAGGCGCCAGTAAGAAACCTACCGAGCTTCCAACCTCTACCTCAGCGCCTATTTTGTCCTCAAGTTCACTGTAGTTAGTCTCGCCTTTTTTAGACTTAGCTAACTCATAACCCATTGCTATCAACATTACACCTGTAGCAGATCTTACATACCTGTCTTCAGTGGACTTGTAAGCATCACCAAAGAATGTAAGCTCTCCTTTAGCTTTCTTGGTACCCATACGATTTAACACGTCAACAAGCGGACCCACCATAGGCATGTAGTCTGCTTGCATCTCTATGTGGTTGGCAATATACCTTGGAAAAGGAACACCAGCAACACCGGACATAATGTAAGGTAGTTTTTCATTTAGTTTTACTGCTGCCTTAGCACCTTTACCAAACAGAGAGGTGTCGTTATAGTAGTCTCGTTGCATAGTAAATCTTTTAGCATCATCAAGAGCTTTTTCTAATACAAAACCATCTAGCTTTTGAAGATTACCATTCTTAACGATAAAGTCTTTTACATTTAATCCTAACTCAGCGTTATTTATAGTGCGTAATTGTTTATCAATGCTACTAAAAAATGCCCCTTGTTTAAACACAGTATCAGTAGCAGTATTTAGTATGTTTGCAAATCTACCAGCCTTAGCTAAGGGGTTAGAACTTTTAGTACCTAGCTCTATTCGCATGGTATCATGAAAGGTTCTCATGTATGCTTCAGGCATCTCTAGTTCCATCATGTCTTTAAGAACACTGCTGGTAGCACTATCTAATGACATGCCTCTTAGAGTAGCAGTCATATTGCTTACCATGTTTGAGCTAAGACGTTTACCAAACCCAATATTAATACCTAGTTCACCAGCTTCTTTGGGTTTAATATTAATTAGGTCATTCCTACGCAGTGTTATACCAGCTAAGATAGCTCTGTTGAACTCATCCATACCTTCTACAGCACCTAACAAACCTGTTGAAGTAACATTACGTGCAGTGGTAGCAACCTGAGAAGTCATGAATGCAATACGAAGTTGGTCTAGTATTTGTGCACTACGATAGATACCCCTACCTACATCAACACCAGAACTTACGGTATTACTTACTGCTGCTTCCACGATATCTGCAGCACGTTGATCACCAATAGTACTAAGTGAAGCTTTAGTTAGAGTCTTTAAATCATTAAGGACATTTGTTTTTTTAAATGCAAGGCTATCTAAAGAACTTTTGCCTGCTTGTTGTGTACTTTTTTTAATAATTGAAGCTTCTGCTAAAGCTCTACCTGCATCAGAAAGGTCAGCTAAATATATTAGAGACAGTTGATCAGAGGTAAGGCCATACTTAGACTTAATATCATCAAGCACTTTAAATGTAGAACCACCATCAATACCTTCACCTCTTATTCTTTCAGCAATAGCTGCAGTAATTCTTGTTCCCTCTGGAACATCAAGCTCTTTAGAAATATCTAGTGTTGCTGCTGTTATAGAACGAAGTGTATCTATACTTAAACCAGAACTAAACTCAGGCACTGCTTGACCTTCAGGCAGACCTTTAAGTATTGCCTGACCCATAGCAACCTTGTCTACATCTAGTGGGTCTAGTGTAACATTCTTACCTTTCTTTGCAGCAAGAATGTTTTGAAGTTTTAAAGTTCTTTCTAATGCTGATGCAAATTTTTTAGACCCCACTCTCTCAAAAGTTTCTTTAGATACTTTATCTACCGCCTTACGATTAACTTTATTAGTAGCTTGCTGTTTAGCTATAAGCTCTTCAACATTTTTAGCTTGTCTACCTGAAAAATATCCCCCAACACCACCCGTAACAAGGCCTAAAGTACCTGCTATAGCCATGTCTTTTGCCATGTCACCTGCAGTAAACTCATAGCCCTCTATGAGGTTCTCCCTAGTCTTACCAGCACCATAACTTTGAACCCCAGCTACACTTGACTCAACAGCAGCACCACCTAATGCACCACCTAATGCGCCTTTTAACAGTGCTTTCTTTTTAAAGTAGTCAGCAATTCTATTTCTCACTAAAACTTGTGCGCCTTTAGTAGCTGCTTTTGCACCTACCTTTGCTAGACCAAGGCTACCCATACCAAGATAAGTAGAGGGAGACTTAACTAACGACTCAGTAAAATCACCTAAGCCAGCATTAAACCCAGTACCTGCTTCCTCAGAGGTATCCCAAGATTGAATAAGTTTACCAAAAGCTTCTTTACCATTAAAATTATACTTAGGGTTCTCAACATAGTTTAAATCTTTTACCGCAGTGAAGTCATTCCAAGCTTGAAACCTCATATGCTCAATAAACTTATCACGCATACCTTTATTACCAGCTTCAGTTACATCAGCATCCGACATATTATATCTTCCACCTTGAAAGAAAGACTTTAGATCAGACTGAAAATTTTTATTATCTGTTAGGTCTGTAAACTTATCAACAGAAGTTTCATGGTAATTCAAAGCTTCTTCTTCCATTAAGAAGTTCCCCTCATTACATCGTTCCAGTACTTCCACGTGTCAGTTACATCTAGCTCACTGTCGGTTAAAACACTTTTAAGCTCATCAATCTCCTTCATTAACCATTCCATACTGTTTTCATTTCTATTATAAGATTCGTTATGACCTCTAATTAAATTAGCAATTGTTTTATTAGCTTCCTGTGCATTAGAACCAGTTATACTAGTCATACCGTTAGGGTCATTAGATGTATTAGAAAAAGTTATTCCCGCCAGACCTGTTAAAGAACTGTTAATAAATTTTCTTACTTTTGTATCTGAATTAAAATTAAGTGCTTGATAATTTTGTACAGTCGGAATAGGTACAGTTACATCTGGTCTTGCTTTACCCCTTGCACCACTTAGTATTTCTCTTGCAGTTAAAAAGTCTGCATCATTTCTTTGAGCATTTACAATAGCGTTGATGAATTGATCTTGAAGATCATCAACATTATTAGGCAACCCATTATCAGTAAAGTAGTTTAATATTGCTTCTCTACCTTCATCATCAGGTATAGTACGCCAAATAAGATCGCTTGCGTTCATAAGTGCCTCTCTGTTTACAGCTCCACCTGTAGACTCACCAATCTTTTTAAGCTTAACTAGCTGCGTACCTAAGCTACCTTGAAACTCAAGTGCTTGTGCTGCCTGTTCAGTGAATCCCAGCTTGACCGCTTCAGCAATGTTAGCTTTACTAGAGTCTTTTAAAGTTTTAATTTCTTCAAATTTAGACAGGCCAGTAGTTAAAAGATACTCTCTATTCTTTGCAACTCTCTCTTGCATCCAAGCTCTTTTTTCATCTAAATTTTCACTGTATTTTCTTGCAGCTCCTCCGAGGACAGCTTTAAATCCCATCTTAAATACTCCTACTCATTAAGCCTTTTGAAGGTTTTGTTTCTTCTTCTTGTTTAGGTGGACCTTCTTCGACCCGATCTTTTAAAGTTGTTGCCATATCTTCTAAAAGTTCAAAGCCAGAATCTTGTTCATCTTTAGGCGTACTTTTTAATTCTGCTTTTAAAAGCGACAATGCTTTTTCTTTTGTACCTATAATTTTTTCATCAGGAAATTCTTTAAAATCTATCCCAGAATCTTTTGCTAGGTTATAAAGAAACTCATGAAGTATTGGTGCAATAAGTATACTAACATCTATATTATGCATACCTTCTGAAACTTTAGCGGTTAGATAAGTTTCAACTAAAACGTTTAAAGGTAAACCCCTTTCAAGAATAAGCAGCAGGTTGTCTATTGAATCTTCTTTTGAAAGATCCTCTAAGTGAAGTTCAATTATTTCATCTACATCATTAAACTTACTAGGTTTTTCCCAAGGATAATTACCGGCTTTCTTAGTTAAAGATTGACCGGGGATAGGGCCACTAAGTATTTTCATTTCATTCACCATTAAAAAGTTTTTGTTCTGCTAACCTTCTAGCAACCAGACCATCTAGTTTTTTACCGCCAGCTTTATTATATTCTAACATCATTTTAGAAATCTCTTGTGTGTTTCTTTTACCGCCATCCATTAACTGATTTAACCTACTTCTTCCTAAATTTTGAGTAAAACTTGTTAGAGCGTCTATTTGATTTTTTGTGAATTTATACCCGTACTTATCTTGTAAATCTTCAACAGATTTTTTAGCAGAACTTAAATCTTTTGACAGCATTATTTTAGCTTGTGCTGGAGTAACCACTTGATCTGTACTAGTAGCCTTACTACCGTGGCCTATAGAGTTTTGATTATAATCACCATAAGGAGTCTTACTAAAACCCTCAAAACCTACAACAAGATTTACTAGAGATGTTGATGTAGAATCTGGCTCAACTGTTGGCACTGAAAAATCCTCTAACATGTCACTTTTTTTAGCACTAGCAACCTTATACTCACTAGCTACTGAGTCTTTAAAAGATTTACTTACTTCGTAGTTAGCTTGTTCCCACTCTTTTATTTTTACAGCAGGTTCATAGGCTGCTTCTGCCCTAATATTTCCCAAACGATTTTTACCTCTTGCCATGCTATAAGCAACACCTCTTTCCATAAGAGCTTTAGATTTAAGAACACGTTCATTTTGAAAACCAACTTGCCCTAATCTTTCTCTTACTCTTAGGATTTCTTTCTTGTTATATAGACTCATTTACGGCCTCCTTTATTTTCCTGTTACCCAATCCATCAGCGCCTGACCAAGAGAAGCATCATCTTTTAAATCTTGTGCAAGTTGTATTGCATCTAATTCCGTTTGACCTTGAAGTTTTGCAACTAGTATTTGTGTCACCCTGTCTAGCCCACCTTCCTTAGCTGTAAAAGCATAATCCAAATCATCACGTTCTTTTTGCCAAATTTGATCTATTACAGCACTGGTAATACCAACGGCTACTGATACTGCTGTAGCATTAGCATCATTCTGTTCCGCTGTATCTATAGTAGCAATCTCTTGACGCCATTTACTATTAGCCTGTTCAATAATTAATGCATTAGAAGTTTCATACTGTTCTCTTGCACTTTTTAAAGATGCGTTAAACTTTGCATTTGCATTTTCTTCAGTTAAGTCTAAAGACTTAATTAAGTTTTGCTGTTCTAAATTAAACTTAGATGCATTAGCTGCTAAGTCAGCAAAGAATTGATTGGTTTGATTTTCAGACGCAGCATTAAAATTTAATGCAGCATTCTCTGCAGCAGCATCTGTAAACAAAGCAGTTACTTGTTGTTGAGATTTAAATATCTCAGTTTGTTGTTCGTTGTTAAGGCTAGATAAATCTAATTGTAAAAAATTATTTGCATTTTGAACTTCAGCTTGTTGCCTATTATTTAATTCGGTTAATTCTAAAGAAGAAAGTTGAGCAGCCTCAGCCATAACTAATGCTTGATCGTTACTTAGGTCTGCAAGATTTGCTGTTTGTGCAAGTTTAGAATTTTGCATTGCCTCTGATTGATCTTTAGCAAAGTTAAGATTAGCAACCTCAGCAACTCTTTCAGAATTAATAACTGCTGCTTGTTGGGCGTTACTAAGTTCTTGACCCACTAGAGCAGCTTCAATCTGAGCATTAGCTAATGATACCTGTAGTCTGTTAGAAAGGTTAGTAGTCTCTATTGTTAAATCATTAGTCATGTTATAGACTAAGGTAGCTTGCTCAGTTTCAAGAGTAAGAGCACGTTCTTGCAATTCATTAGCAACATTGAATATTTCCATTTGCTGTTTGTTATCCATGACCTTACCTTCCATAGAAGTGCGGGCAGCGTACTCTTGGACAAAAGACTGTTGTTTATTTGTTAGGGTAATATCATTTGCAGAAGCATAACGTTCAGTATTAAGTATCTCTACTTGTTGTTTATTGTCTAAAACCTTACCTTGAAGTGCGGCTCTAAGTTGTGCATTAGCTAGTGCTGTAGCTTCTCTACTGTTTAAATTTTCTACTTCAATAGTAAGAGCTTCAGTACTTTTTTGTAGATTAACTTGTTGTTCATATGTAAGATTTGTATCATTAACCTCAGCAATTCTGCCAGCATTAAATAAAGCAGTCTGCTGCCTTATGTCCATTGCCTTACCTTCAAGGGAAGCTCTTGATATAGCGTCTTGCATAAAGGCTTTATTTTTAGCCGAAGCACCAAACTCTGCTGCATTATAAGCATTAGTAGCTTCAAGTACAGCCATCTGTTGTTCGTTAGTAAGGTTCTGACCCATCATTGCTGCTTTAACTTGTAGGGATGCTATAGCAGATTGCTGATCGTTAGTTAATTCTGATAGTTCAATCTGTAAATTTTGAGAAGACTCTTGAAGTAATGCTTGTTGTTCATTGTTTAAATTTAACTCCTTCATATCAGCATATGTTGAAGCATTTGTTATAGCAACTTGAGAATTTAAGTCTAAAGATTTATTTTGTAGTGCAGCTTTAACAGTAAAATTTGCAAGAACAACTTCATTCATATTACTTAAGTTGTCGCTCTGAAGTGAAAATGCATTGGTAGAGTTTTGTATAGCTGCTAGATTTTCATTGGAAAAGTTTCCTAACTCAAGGCCTTGCAGTGCAACAGCATTAGATAAAGCTACAGCCCTAGCATCTGTTAAGTTAGACATATCCATATCGCTAAAAATTTTAGCATCTCTTTCAGCAATAGGTAATGCAGACTCTAACGAAGCTTGAAGCATAGCTGATGCTGCCATTGAGGATGCACCCATACCTCTTGAAGCCATAAGTGCTGCTGTAGCTCTCATTGCTGATGCTGCCCATGCCGGTGTACCATCATTAAACTCTTGCATAATGATGTTCATTTGGCCTTTAACAGTAGAGCTAGGTTTAACTACCCCTTGTATGGATTCTTGTAGGGTTATTTGTTCAAGAGTTGGCGCACGTAAAACTGCATTATCATTAAGTTCTTCCATAATTTTAGCAGCGGTATATACAGAACTATTTACAAGCTCTTTATTAACACCTATAATGTCGGCATCAATAAGTTCTTTTTCTCCTACTTTACCTGTAGCTTCTTCTATATTACTTTGATAGTCTGTCTCAGCCCCTTCTGCATCAGGAAAATCTTTATCTGTTGCTGCGTCTGGTGTTTTAGGTAGAGTAATATTTGAAGTTTCTGGCACAGATAAGTTGTAAGTATCTTCAGGGTTAATAGTTTCTCCAGTTTCTACTTTACCTTTAGCTGCTTCCAGACTACTTGTATGATCACTTACTATTTCATTTGACTGCTTTGCGGATAATCCTATACCCTGAGCCGAGGCTAATTCTTTTTCTTCATCAACGGTTCTTGTTGCATACTTTGATTCACCAAGATCATAATCCGTTACGGCTGTTCCTTTTGGGGTTGGGGTTTTAAATGAGGCAGCTTTAATATTAAAAGTTTTGTTTGTTACTACCTCAATAGCTTTTGGATAGTTTGGAACCATAATTGGTTTACCATCTGCATCTAAAACTGGCTCACCTTTTTCATCACGTTTTTCTATTTGGGGCAGAACATCAGAAAGTGTAGCTGCTTTCATTTTGTCTGCTTCAGATATTACCATATCAGCTGTTGTAGCAACTGTTGTAACAGCCGTTATTTTTGCAGGATCAAGCCTTGCAACCGCTGTAGTTAATTCTGTTTCTTGTTTTCCTTCAGCATCTAATACTGGCTTACCTTCAGCATCAAACTTTGGTTTTCTTGGACCTATTGCTGCTGAAACTTTGCCTACCCCTTCAGTTAAACTCGTTCTTGTTTTTGCAGCTAGTCCTGCTAGTTTATTATCAACACCAGTTGCAGTAGTTACAGCTTTGTACTTTGCTACCCCATCTTTAGGTAAAGGTTTTACTGTAAACGAACCCTGTATAATTGCTAGCGCATCCGTAGATGTAATCGTACCATCACCATTAGCATCAAAGCGAGGGTCATACTCAGCACCTTCTTGTATTGGATTACCTAAATCATCTAGGCCTACTGCGAGATTAAGTGCTATATTTGCATACTGCTCTGTAGTTAAGGGGTTTCCACCGGGAACCTCAATTGCATTACTTGTAATTTGTTTGCTAGCACCTGCATCAGTTTCTGAATAATATTGATTAAGATCTAGCCCTTCTTTAGACGCCAGCTCTGCAGGAGTGTATTCTTTTTCAGAAGTAATCTCTTGAAACTGTCCTTCAGCCGCACCTTTAACCCATCCTTTAGGTACACCGTAACCGCCCGTCATAACAGTAACTTGTTCACCTGTTGTTGGATTATGAAAAGCTTCTACTGCCTGTGTAACTGCAAAGCCGGAAGCAGGAGGTGTAAACCCAGCTTCTTCATAGTTAACTTGTTTGTAGTCTCTAGGAACACCGCTTTTTTCACCCACAATAAATTTATTTTTATCTGCGTTCCAAGATACACCTTCTACTTTTGAATCTGTTATAAGTTTTGGTATATTAAGGTTAGTTGACTTAGCTAAACCAGAGTCTACAGTTTGACTAGCTAAATCAGCAGCACTTTGTTCTCCAATTTTAATAACCTCTTGTTCAGGTACAAATGACATTGGATTAATAGCCATTGCTGAAGTAACTTCAGTAGCACTAGGTACACCAGATGTAGCTAGATTTTGTGCGTCTACTCCCAGTGTACCTGCCAGATCTACTTCTTTTTTTTGAAGGCCTTGAAAAGATTTAAACCTAGCAATTTCTTCATCTGTTCTTGTGTCTTCAACTGGATTACCTTCATCATCCAATATTGGCTTACCTTCACCATCAAGGACAGCAGGTGGATATTTAACCTCTCCAAAATCTTGTATTGCCGATCTAGTATCTGATAAAGATTTTTGTGTTACATTTAATTCGCTTGCATCGGTTGTATTATCATCAGTATTAAAAGGATTATACTTTTTTTCTGTTGTGGACTTTGTACCATCACCAACACTAACCCCCTTAGCAGCATTGATAACACCACCTTGATACAAGCCTTTAGACTTCATAAGATTAGCAACCCTTGCTTCAATACGGGACTTTAACCTTGGATTACCCAAAGTGTATTTATCTACCAATTTTTGGTGTTCTTTTTTCATACCCATTATTCAAAACCTTCTTTTAATCCGTCTAGTATGTCTTGCACACTAACTTTCTTTTTAGCGTTGGGTGTGTACCTACACGTAAATGTCTTAGGACACTCGCTAAACTTAAACATAGGGTAGTGATATCCTATTGTACCATTAGGTCCACGGTAAATGCAAACCATTTCTTTCTGTATCTTAGTTCTTTTTGCTAAGTGACACTGTACAAACTCAGGTCTACTTAACAACCCTGCTAACACAAGGGGTAACACAACAAGATTAATCATTTTAATTAATTCCTAGTGACATTAAATATACGCCCCCACCTAATACACTAATAATTAGTAATGATAGGCCACCTATTGCTGCGTTGTTAGCCATCTGTCTCTTAGATTCCATTGCTGCATACACAGTATCTTCACGTTCTTTACGTATCTGTCTACGCATACCTACCATTTCATCGTAAGTACCAAGGCCAAACCTATAGTCTAGCATAA